TTATAAAGTTCTTTTTAATCCAGGAAAACCTGTACAAGCAAGAGAATTAAATAATATACAATCAATTTTACAAAATCAAATTGAATCCTTTGGTAGCCATATATTTAAAGAAGGATCTGTTGTAATCCCTGGAAATTTAACTTATGATCCACAATTTAATTCCGTCAAGTTAAATTTAACAAATTTTGGTGTAAATATTTCATTATATGCCAATCAATTTGTAGGTAAGAAGGTTACAGGTCAAATTTCTGGCGTAACTGGCGTTATTCAAAGAGTTGAAATACCAGATTCTTCCAATGATTTAGAATATATCACCTTATATGTAAAATATATTGATTCTGGAGAAAATTTTACAATCACCCCATTCCAGGATGGGGAATCATTGTCCTCTAGTGAAAACATAACATATGGAAATACTACCATTGCATCCGGAAATCCAATTGCATCATTAATTTCCACTGAAGCAACTGCTGTTGGTTCTGCAGTTTCTATCGACAATGGAATCTATTTCGTAAGGGGAACTTTTGTAAGTGTTTCGAAACAAACAATCATTTTAGATTATTACACAAATACCCCCTCATATAGAGTAGGTCTTAAAGTATCTGAAGAAATCACAACAGCAAAAGAAGATTCATCACTGTACGATAATGCAAAAGGATTCACAAATTATGCTGCACCTGGGGCGGATAGGTTTAAGATAGGATTATCATTAACTAAAAAAACAATTGATAGTGTTGGTACTGATATAGATTTTATTGAACTTCTTAGACTAGATTCTGGGCAAGTTATCAAGCTAAACACAAACACTGAATATTCTCTGATTAAAGATTATTTGGCCCAAAGAACTTTTGATGAATCTGGAAATTATTCCATAAGTCCATTTAAAATTTCTTTACATGATTCATTAAATAATAGACTTGGTAATGACGGTTTATTCTTTAAAGATCAAAAAACTGAAAGTGGTAATACACCATCAGATAATTTATTATGCATTAAATTATCTCCAGGTAAAGCGTATGTTAGGGGATATGATATTGAAAAGATTTCCACTACTATATTAGATGTACCAAAACCTAGAGAAACTCAAAATGTAAGCAATGTTAGCATTCCATTTGAAATGGGAAATTTGCTAAGGATTAATAATATAACCGGATCGCCAAAACAAAATGAATCTGTAGAATTACATTCTGTCAGAAGAACTCTATCAGGAAATCCAATCTCCTCAACAAAAATTGGAGATGCGAGAATCTACAACTTCAGATTGACAGATGCTGCATACTCATCAGCATCCACAAATTGGGATTTATATCTATACGATACCCAAACATATACAACTTTGATTTTAAATCAAGCATTATCTCAGATTGAATTACCATCTACTTCATTCGTCAAAGGAAAAAGTAGTGGTGCAAGTGGATATGCAGTTTCTGCTGGTGATGGGACGGCAACAATTAACTTAAGACAAACTTCAGGAACTTTTGTAAAGGGTGAGCAAATTATAATTAATGGTTTAGAATTATATTCAAGATCAATTGCCAATATTGCAGTATATGGTACAGAAGATATTAAGCAGGTTTATCAATCATCCGCAGTATCTGGATTTACCACCTCATTTATTGCAGATTCGGTTTTAATAAAACAAATTCCCACTGGATTTAATCCTTTAGATACAATTAATATTTCTGCAGGTGGTCTTGTAACCTCACCTGGAAAGTTTTTTAATGGAATTAAACCTGGCAGTATTATCAGATATCAAACTTCATCCGGATCCGCAGAAAACTTTAATAGAGTCGCTAGCATCAATTCAACCGGTGACTCTATGACGGTTGTTGGTATTGCAACTGTAGCTGGTGTTTGTAATGGTGCAATCAGTGCTTCATCCAATGTATCATTTAGTATCGGTTCCCCCACAATCAGAAATCTTGAAAAAGGATTTTTATATGCTGAAGTTCCAAATTCGAATCTTTCATCGATAAATTTAAATGATTCAATTTTAACTTTTAGTGCCCAATCAACGAGTGTAAAATCATCAAGCAGTTCAATTGTTTTATCAGTATCTGATTTTTCATTGCCAACAGGTTTAACAACTGCGTTATTTCAGGGATTTGATGAAGAGCGTTACTCAGTCCATTACACTGACGGAACTACGCAATCATTAACGGCAGATCAATTTTACTTATCTAATAATCAAGTCACGTTATCGAATCTAACATCAGGAAAAACTACATCATCAATTAATGCGACATTTATTAAAAATGGGGTACAAAGTAAAGAAAAGCAATATAATAGAAGTCAAACAATTAATGTAATTTATTCAAAATATCCAGAGTCTGGGACTGGAATTAGCACTTCTATTAATGATGGTCTCGTATATAATCCATACTATGGACTAAGAGTGCAAGATGAAGAAATTTCACTTAATTATCCAGATGTTGCAAAAGTTTTGGCAGTTTACGAATCTTTAAATACTTCCATTCCTTCTCTAGATGCGATATCTTTTAGTACTATCTTAAATATTGGTGGAAATGCAATTATTGGAGAAAACATTATTGGATCTGAGAGTGGTTGTGTAGCTAGGGTCGTAACAAGATCTGCCAATAGCGTTGAAGTTGTCTTTTTAAACTCAAATAGATTCTTCACAAATGAAAATGTCACATTTGAAGAATCGAATATTACTGGAAAGATTGATTTCATTACTTTGGGAAATTATAATGATATCACCAATAGATTTAAATTAGATAAAGGTCAAAAAGAACAATATTATGATTATTCAAGAATTGTAAGAAATGAAGGTGAAACAGAACCATCTAAAAGAATATTGATTGTTTTTGATTACTTCAGTGTTCCTGATACGGATAATGGTGATGTATTTACAGTAATGAGTTATAAAAAAGAACAATTTGCGGATGATGTACCTTTAATTGGCACTAAAAATTTAAGGGCATCTGACACTCTTGATTTTAGACCTAGAGTATCGGTATTTTCAGGATTTAGTTCTTCACCATTTGATTTTTCAAATAGAAATTTTAGTTCTTCTATTAAGTTAAATTTGACACCCAATGAAAATACAATTATTGGATATGATTATTATATTGGAAGAGTTGATAAAGTTTATCTCGATAAGAGTGGTGAGTTTGTTTATGTTCAAGGAACTTCGTCAATAAATCCGAAATCCCCAATTAAAATTGATGATGTGATGGAGATTGCAACAATTAGTCTTCCACCATACTTATACAGTCCAAAAAATGCAACATTATCTTTAGTAGATAATAGAAGATATACAATGAGGGATATTGGTCTCATTGAGAATAGGGTTAAAAATCTTGAGAGAATAACTTCATTGTCTCTTTTAGAGTTAAATACTCAGACATTGCAAGTTCAAGATTCTCAGGGATTTAGTAGATTTAAGACTGGATTTTTTGTAGATGATTTTAAAAATTATGATAGGGTAAATTTAAATCTATCTCTTCTCGAAATAGATTCTGAGCTCCAAGAAATGAGACCAATTATTTCTAGAAATAGCCTTAAAAATTATCTTGCACCAGCACTTAATATATCAAATGAAGAAATAGACTTATCCACCAATTACCCTTTAGTAGATTCTAATGTTCAAAAAACGGGAAGTACAGTTACACTCAAATATACTTCAGAAAAGTGGATTGAACAACCTCTAGCAACACAAGTTGAAAACGTCAATCCTTTTCATGTAATTTCGTATAGAGGATCAATAAAATTATCACCAGATAGAGATAACTGGGTAAGAACGGTACAATTACCAAATAAAACCATATCTGTTACCGATTTTGTTTTAGTTGAAAGAGATAATACAATTCTTGCTGAAAGAACTGTTCAGGTTGATAATGGGGCTGAAGCAAGTAGAACTGAAATTACTAACGAGTTTTCTCAAAATGTAACTGAAACTAGTAGTTCTTCTGTTAGAAGCAATAGTTCTACAAGATTAGTAGAATCTCGTGCAGAAGAGTATATGAGATCTAGAAATACTGAATTTTCTATTGTTAGTTTAAAACCATATACCAGATACTATCAATTTTTGGATGGAAATGGATCTGTAGATTTTATTCCAAAACTTATCGAAATTGCAAACAGTCAATCATTAGAAAATTATGGGGCCACATCCGCATTTACTGTAGGAGAAACTATAATTGGATATGATAATCAAAATAATAAGATAATTACTTTTAGAGTAGCAACTCCATCTCATAAAATTGGTCCGTTTAATTCTCCAACTACCAAATTTACAGCAAATCCATATTCCAGAACTGAATCAATCCCAGATGCCTACAGTGCTTCATCAAAAGTTTTAAATATCGATACATATTCAATATCTGAAGAAGCACAAGGACTTTATTCTGGGTATTTGGTAAAAGGTGCAAAACTAGTTGGTCAGACAAGTGGTGCTGTAGCATATGTCAAAGATCTTAGATTAATATCAGATAATTATGGCGACTTAATTGGTTCTTTCTTTATCAGAGATCCAAATACCAATCCACCACCAGACGTAAGAATTAACACAGGCACTAAGACATATACAGTCACATCCAGTCCAACAAACGATGTTGCTGTTGCGGGAAGTACTACAATTTCCGGTGCCGGAACAAACTATATTTCAGATGGAACTCTAGAATTATATGAAACAACAATTACAAATACGACAACAGTAACCAATACTCGTCTAACTACTACAACTGTAACAAGAGTAACAACAAACTTCGAGCAAACACAGTTTCCTCAACAGAATAGAGGTGGAGGAAAAGATCCTCTTGCTCAAACTTTTGTAGTTGATCAAGATGGGGCATTCTTAACTGAAGTTGATTTGTATTTTTATAAAAAAGATAGTGGAAATAATCCAATCACAGTTCAGATAAGAACCGTCGAATTGGGAACACCTACAACAACCGTAGTTGGAAACTCCGTTACTTTGAGACCAGACCAAATTCAAACTTCAGAAGATGCAACTATAGCAACAAAGGCAGTATTTGACTACCCAATTTATCTTTCTCCAGGCATAGAATATGCTATTGTATTGTTAGCTCCAGAAAGCATTGAATATGAAGTTTTCATTGCAGAAATGGGCAAAAAAACAATTCAATCAAAAAATCTTCCAGATTCTGAAACAGTTGTGCATACGCAACTATGTGGTATGGGAAGTTTGTTTAAATCGCAAAATGGATCCATTTGGACTGCAAATCAATATCAAGATATGAAGTTTACTTTATATCGAGCAAACTTTGTTACCAACACTCCATCTACTGTATTTTTCTACAATCCAACATTAAATCAAAGTAATGGATATATTTCAAATCTTCAAAATAATCCACTTACAGTTTTTCCAAGAAAATTAAAAATTGGAATTACGACAGTAACAAATACCAATATGATTGGTATTTTAACCACTGGCAGAAAAATTAGCGAATCTACTAAAACTTATAATTATGGATATATTGTCGGAACTGGATGTTCAGTTTCTTCTGTTGGAGTTACAACATCTGGATCAAATTATGTATCAGATAGTAATGTTTCGACTTACAATATCATTGGAAATGGTTCTGGTCTTACGTTGAATATAACTACCTTATCCGGAATAATTACTGCCGCATCAGTTGTAAATCCTGGTAATGGGTATGCAGTTGGTGATGTTGTTGGTATTGTGACATCTTCGGTTTCGAGTAATAGTGGTAGAGATGCTACGATTACAATTACTGGAAACAACGGTGGTATTGATACATTATATCTAAGTAACGTACAGGGAAACTCATTTACTTCAAATGGAACTGCAAATTTAGTTTATTTTGATTCTTCTAATAATTCAATTTCTCTAGGAACTACATATATCACTAGTTCTGCTTCAGTTGGATCAATTTATGATGGAAATTTTGTAAAAGTAAACCATTTCAATCATGGAATGTATGCTACGAATAATAAAGTTGAGATTAGTGGAGTTGCCCCAAATACATCATCGACAACTTTATCACAATCTGTAACGGATTCTTCTACATCAATTCCAGTTGTAAGTACTTCAAATTTTGCAACATTTGAGGGCAAACCTGTAAATGGAACCAATCCAGGTTATGCAATTATTGAAAATGAAATTATTAAATATGAAAGCATTGGATCTGGAACGTTAGAGACTATAACACGAGGGCAGTATTCGACACTTGCTATACCACATTCAACTAATGTTCCAGTATATAAATATGAGTTTAATGGTATATCGCTCGCAAGAATTAATACCATTCATGATATTAGTGATGTTGGGTTAGATATTGATAACTATTATATAGAAATTAATAGATCTTCTAACGGGGTTAATAGAAGTAACGATAATACTCCCACAGGATATCCCCAGTTGTCATTCTCATCAGAAATAACTTCTGGAGGATCTAAAGTTTTTGCATCTGAAAACATTCAATATGATGGAATAATTCCATTCTATGATATTACATCACCCACTTCAGCAACTTCATTGTCTGCAAAAATTAGATCAGTTAGTGGCACTAGTATCAGTGGAAATGAAATTTCATTCCAAGATTTTGGATATGAAGATATTCAAATAAATTCTCTAAACACACTTTCCTCAACCAGAATTGTAGCATCTAAGATAAACGAGGATACATTTTTAACCGGGTTGCCAAGAAATAAGTCATTTACTACAGCAATTACTTTATTAACAAGCAATAAGTATGTTTCTCCACAAATATTCTTAGATACATCATTTACTGATTTTCACAGCAATAGAATTAATTCTCCAATATCAAATTACCAACAAGATGGCAGAGTTAATTCTATTCTTAATGATCCACATGCTGCAGTGTATATCTCAAATACAATAAAATTATCTCAACCAGCAACTTCACTCAAAGTGATTCTTTCCGCATATAGACATTTTTCTGCAGATTTTAGGGTTCTATATAGTTTGATACGAGCAGATTCTAGTGAGGTTGAACAATCTTTTGAATTATTTCCGGGATATGATAATTTAACAGTTGATAATAATAATGATGGGTATCCAGACGTTATTGATCCTGCTAATAATAGTGGTCTCCCTGATATTTTTGTCCCCCCAAGTAACCAAAATCAATTTTTAGAATATGAGTTTTCTGCAAATAATCTCGAACAATTTAGTGGATTTACAATTAAAATTGTAATGTCGTCTACAAACCAAGCGTATCCACCAAGATTTAAAGATTTAAGGAGTATTGCAATCAGATGATGATACCGGTTAAGGGGCATCCAAACTTATATCGAGATGAAAAATCTGGTGCAATCGTAAATTGTGATAGTATTGCATATAATCAATATGTAAATAGTTTAAACAATAGGGAGTCTCAAAAAAATGAATTGAATAAAATTAAACAAGATATAGATGAAATCAAATCTTTACTGAAGGAGATAGTTAATGGATCCAAATGAAATTACACTCGATAGCGTTGATAAATTATTTGAATATGAAAAGCATTCAAGATTTATTGATGAAATGGATTATGAGCAACTTAAAAAATTTTCAAAATTGTATTGCAAATTATACCTTAAACAACAAGAGGCAATTAGTTCACTTGATATCTTTAAATATAAATAGAAAGTAGAGTTAAAAAAATAGATGGCTGCAGTATATGTCAATAATCTTATAATTAATACTGGTTCCGATTTTACTCAAATTTTTACATTGGAAGATAGTTCCGGTTCTTTATTTGATTTAACTGGATATGCTGCAGATTCTCAAATGAGAAAGTGGTCTGGAAGTTCTTCTGCAGTAACTTTTACTGCTTCAATTCTCATTCCCAGCACTTCAGGGCAAATCATGCTATCTTTAACTTCTGAACAAACATCTATTATAAAACCAGGAAGATATATTTATGATGTTTTAATTATTGATGAGTTTAATATAAAAAATAAGGTTATTGAGGGTATGGTTCTTGTAACAGAGGGAGTTACTCGATAATGTCATATATTAACGATAGAGTTGGGCAGCAAAATGCAGTAAGAGTAATCACTAGCATTTCTGGTTCTGCAGGAGGTCGAGCCGTAGTTGCACAAAATGTAATAGGTGGAATTGCATCAGTAAGTCAATTAAATGTTACTGGACTATCAACTTTTGTTGGAGTCACTTCTTTTAAAAATGATGTTTATGTTGATGGCGATTTTGTAATAACAGGAAATTCTAGAATTGGAATTTCAACTTTTGGTGGTATATATGTAGAAAATCCAAGTCCCGAATCCATATACGGAATATCATATTTGGGACCTACAGGATCCCTTTCCATAACAGCAGGTGCTGCATCAAGTTCTATTAATTATAGTAATTATATACTGACAACTGATTATGATAATGTTCCTAAATGGACAAGCATTATAGATGGAGGTAGTTACTAATGGCAAAACCAGCAAGTAGGCAACAATTAATTGATTATTGTTTGAGAAGATTGGGAGCTCCTGTTTTAGAAATTAATGTTGATGATGATCAAATAGATGATTTAGTTGATGATGCCTTACAGTATTTTAATGAGAGGCATTTTGATGGTGTTGAAAGAATGTACCTCAAATATAAAATAACCCAAGAAGATTTAAATAGGGGGCAAGCAGATCCTAAAGTCGGTGCTGGTATTGTAACTACAACAGGATCATCCAATATTAGTGGTGTTGGAACTACCACTTTTAATTTTTATGAAAACTCAAATTTTATACAAGTCCCAGATTCTGTAATAGGTATTGAAAAAGTTTTTAAATTTGATACTAGTACTATCTCTTCTGGAATGTTTAGCATTAAGTATCAATTATTTTTAAACGATTTATATTATTTCAATTCTGTTGAACTTCTACAATATGCGATGGTTAAAACCTACTTAGAGGATATTGACTTTTTACTTACTCCAGATAAACAAATACGTTATAATAAGAGACAGAATAGATTATATTTAGATATAGATTGGACTGCAAAAGCAAAAGATAATTATATTATTATTGACTGCTATAGAATTTTAAATCCTAATGAGTTTACAAAAGTTTATAATGATAGTTTTTTGAAGAGATACTTAACTGCCCTAATAAAAAGACAATGGGGTCAGAATCTAATTAAATTCAGAGGAGTCAAACTTCCCGGCGGAATCGAATTAAATGGTAGAGAAATTTATGAAGATGCTGAAAAAGAAATATCAGATATAATGCAAAGGATGTCTATGGATTATGAACTTCCACCTTACGATTTTATTGGGTAATAATGGCACTTAATCCCTTTTTCCTACAAGGTTCTCCAGGAGAACAGAGACTTGTGCAAGATTTGATTAATGAGCAATTGAAAATTTATGGAGTAGATGTAATCTATATTCCCAAAAAATTTGTTAGAAAGCAAACAATAATTAAAGAAATTCAGTCCTCTAAATTTAATGATAATTATTCAATTGAAGCATATATTAACAATTATGATGGTTATAGTGGTCAAGGAGATATTCTTTCAAAGTTTGGTGTTAATTTAAAAGATGAACTTAGTTTAGTGATTTCAAAAGAAAGATTTGAAGACTTCGTATCGGCATTTTTAGAAGTAGAAAATAAAGAAGAAATAATTCTATCCTCTAGACCAAGAGAAGGTGATTTAGTATATTTTCCATTGGGGCAAAGACTTTTTGAAGTCAAGTTTGTTGAACATGAAGTTAATTTTTACCAACTAGGAAAACTTTATATGTATGAATTAAAATGTGAATTATTTGAATATGAGGATGAGGTTATTGATACCAGTATCGATGAAATTGATACCCAAATTAAAGATGAAGGATATATAACTACTTTACAACTTATTGGAGTAGGATCTACAGCGACAGCATCTGCAATAATAAACACCGGATATATTAGAGAAATATTTTTAAATAATGATGGATACAATTACACTTCCAACCCAACTGTAGCAATTTCATCAGCACCATATGGTGGAATTAATGCAACTGCTGTTGCCATTACAACTACTAGATCCGGAGTTAAGTCTATAGAGTCAATCATCCTAACAAATGCTGGTGCAGGTTACACTGTTGCTCCATCTATTACAATTATTGGAGGTGGGGGCACTGGAGTTGCTGCCACTTGCTCAATTGAAACTTCATTGAATGGAATTTCTAGTTTTATAGTTACAAACCATGGTAGTGGTTATGTTATTCCACCAATTGTAAGTATTGTGGGATCTGTTGGTGTTGGAACTAGCGGTGCGGCAGTAGCAATAATTGGAGTTGGTCAAACAGTATCCTCTCTTAGGATCAAAAATCCTGGCGCAGGTTATATAGTTGCTCCAACTGTAACAATCGCACCACCACCAGTTCTTTCCGGAATTACAACTTATATTTTCAATGAAGAGGTATTTGGATCTATTTCAGGCACTCGTGGTCGTGTCAAATCTTGGGACTTTGACACAAAGGTTCTTAAAGTATCTTTTGTAGATAATGCTGCAACTAAAAAGTTTTATCCTGGAGAATTACTTGTTGGATCTGCTTCGAGTGCTATTTATTTGGTCCAATCATATGACACTTGGGATCAGTATGATAAATATAGTCAAAATCTAGAAATTCAAAATGCATCTGAGGGCATTATAGATTTTTCAGAATCAAATCCATTTGGTACATTCTAATGCTTGGAACATACTATTATCACGAGATCATCAGAAGAACTGTCATTGCATTTGGCACAGTTTTCAATGAAATTTATATAAGGCATAAAGATTCTTCGGGAGATAGTATTAGTGAAATGAAGGTCAATTTGGCATATGGACCTACTCAAAAGTTTCTTGCTAGGTTACAGCAACAACCAGAATTAAACAAACCAATTGCTATTACATTGCCAAGAATGTCATTTGAGATGACATCTATTCAATATGATGCAACTAGAAAAGCAAATATTGCCCAAACATTTAAGGCTTCTGATGGTACTAATTTAAAAAAAGTTTATCTACCGGTCCCATACAATATTGGATTTCAATTAAATATAATGACAAAATTGCAAGACGATGCTCTACAAATAGTTGAACAAATATTACCTTATTTTCAACCATCATTTAATCTAACTGTAGATTTGATTGACTCAATTGGTGAAAAGAGAGATATTCCTATTGTATTAGATAATATATCATTTACTGATGATTATGAGGGAGATTTTTCGACAAGAAGAGTATTAATTTATACCCTTAACTTTACTGCAAAAACTTATCTCTTTGGTCCGATTGCAGAATCTACGGATGGTCTCATTCGTAAAGTGCAGGTTGATTATTACAATTCAACTGATGTAGCAACTGCAAAAAGAGAAATGAGATATACACTCACTCCAGATCCCATTGATGCAAATCCAGATGATGATTTTGGGTTTAATGAAACTTGGCAAAGTTTTGAGGACTCTAAAACTTATAGTCCAACACAA